GCGCCTGGCTTACCAAATTCTTTGATTTTATCTTTGTACCATTGAGTAGATTTTGGTCTACCTTTAGCTGCATCTAGAACGCTTTGTATAAATTTTGACTGTGCCATATAACTATTTATACTTAATGTTGAGATGGTCTTCCGTTAATATTTTAAACTTCATGTCATTGTTATTACACCATTCAGTTGCATATTTCCACTTTGCTTCATTGATTCCCCAAGTCTTAACCTCTCCATACCAACTTCTAGTTTTTCTTTTAGGTTGTTCTATTGGCGGTGAGCATTGCTTCTTGGGTTTTACCTCAATGATAAATTTCTTAATAGACCCATCAGCTTGTTTGGTCTTTATATAGAAATCTGGGAAGTATCGGTGTATTCTACCATCCCAAGGAGATAAATAGGGTATGATGATCTCTTCACTTCCCCACTCAAGTATGGAGGTATTAGTATCACAATAGACCATAAACTTACGTTCCCATAAAGAACGATAGATTATGTTGAGAGAATTGCCTTTATATTTTTGAGGGTTTCTAGGATTATATTTTCCTTTGTATGACATAACGTATAAATACTTTCAGTAGAGTGTATAAGGATATTTAGGTATGAGTGAAACATTAGTTAAATATAACCCAAATGTAGGCGGCGGGGCAGGAGGAACCTATTCAAAATCTGAACTTTCTCAGCTTAATGCAACTCTAGGAGATCAAGTAAGTCCTGGCAGTGGCCCAGTTCCACAAGCAATTTCAATGTTATCATATCCATTGGATGTACAAGATAATCCACAAGCTGGTCACTATATAAATTTTACTGCAAAAAAGAGAAAGCCAGGAAAAATAGGTACTGGTGCAGCAAAAAAAGATTTTGCTAAAATTATAGCAAATATAGAACAGGAACAAGAATCCAATCAGCTTGATTTAGCTGATGCAGAAGCGGGCGGTAATTATACCAGTGAATTTTCACAAAAAGATATAAATTTTAAAAATCAAATAGATGGGGCAAATGCTAATAAAGTTGCTGAAATGAAAGCACTTAAATCAGGAACAGATGGTAAAAATAAATCTATTCTTCAGCAAAGTTTAGGAACAACAGAAACGGTAGCAGTTATCTCATTGTATATGCCGCCAAATGTAACTGTAAACTATAAAGTTAATTATGGCGATCAAGAAATAGGTAATTTAGCGTTAATAGGAAAAGAAGCATTTGAAGGTTTTAAAAACGCAGCAGGCCAAAGTTTTAAGGACAGATTAAAAGCAGCCGGGGTACAAATGAAGGGTGCTGCAGCTGAAGCACTTCTTGCTTTTGCAAATACAAGTTTAGATACTTTTGCACCCGGCGCAAGAACTTTATCAAATATTGCTAGAGGTTCAGTTGTAACTCCACGTATGGAACTAATGTTTGAAGGTATTACAAGAAGAAGTTTTAGTTATAGTTTTGTTTTTATTCCAAAAAGTGAACGTGAATCTAAAATAGTAGAAGAAATAGTATACGAATTTAAAGTCAATATGATGCCAGAATATTCGAATAACTCTACAAGGCGAGAGATGGATATTCCAAACACATTTGAAATAGACTATCAATATAAAGGTTCTAGAAATTCTTTTCTTAATAGAATAAATACTTGTTTTTTGCAAGATGTTAATGTTCAATATGGTGCAGATCGTTTTACTGCTTATGAATCAACAAAATCTAAGTTTGGTGTTGGGCCTCCAGCACAAAAAACTACAGTAACTTTACAGTTTGCAGAATTAGAACTTCTCAATAAAGACTTAATTAAGGACGGTTACTAAGATGTATTTCGCAAATTTTCCATATATAATATATGATTCAGTAGGTAATGGTGATTTTAAAATCGTAACCAATTTATTGAAACGTGTTGCTATGAGAACTAATGTAAAAACAAATACAATGATTTTTGATACTTATGATGTTAAAGAGGGCGAAACACCAGAAATTATTGCAGATAAACTTTATGATGATCCAGAATTGCATTGGATAATATTATATGTTAATAATATTACAGATCGTTATCATCAATGGCCAATGAACTTTGGACAGTTTAACGCATTTCTTGCCGATAAATATACAAATACAGATGGTATTCACCATTACGAGATATTACAAACTTCTGGTGATACATCAATCAAGATTGATATAGGAACCGATACTACAGGATATACTTTATCAGACCTTACTACAATAACAAATAGAGAATTTGAAGAAGAGAGACAAGATACTCTACGAAAAATACGATTATTAGATTTTGAATACGTTGAACAATTTGAGACAGAATTTAAAAATCTTATGGGGGCAAGTATTTTATAATGGCTAATAAATATAATTTTGGTGCATTTGAAACTATTACAGCAGAATTAATTTCTTCTAGTGGCCAAAAATTTGATTTAAAAAAACCAGAAAATTCTATAATGAGTATTACCATATTTGAGGATATTCAAAGTCATGCGGTCACTGGTGATATTATAATACGAGATATTTCAAATTTTGCTTCTATTGGGCCTTTAATTGGCCAAGAATTTTTAAAACTCAAACTTAAAACTAATTCCTTAGATGATGAAGATTCCTTTGATTTTGTAGAATTTCCTTTTGTAGTAAACTCTTTACAAAGCAAAACACAAATTGGTAATAATATAGAGGTATTAGTTCTTACTTTTTCTACTGATTCATTATCAAAAAATAATAGAACAAAAATTACTAGAACTTTAGAAGGAACTTATTCTGATATAGTAAAGAAAATGTTTGATGATATGGCAACAGGAAAAAAATGTTTTGTCGAACCAACTGTAGGAGTTAAAAAAATAACTTCTCCAAATATTAGACCAGCTGATATAATAAGACTAGCAATGACAGAATCAATATCTAAATTCTTAGATGGTACAATATCTAATTATGTTTTTTTCGAAACATTGAAGGCCTTTCATTTTAGGAGTCTTCCTAGTTTATATGCTCAACCATATAAACAAAATTATACAACATTTGCTCCTGGCTCTATGCCAAGGAAAACAACAAAAGATAATCTGGATGAAAGGGAGCTATCTCGTATTATAGAATTTAATATAGGTTCTGGTAATGATACTTTAATCCATTATATTAGTGGTACATTTGCTTCAAACTTATATGTTCATAACATATTCAATAAGTCAATTTCAAAAAATACATATAATTATTTTAAAAATTTTCGTAATGAAAAACATATAGGTAATTATCATGGGAAAGGTAAACCTAATCCTCCTTTTAGTACTAAAAAAATAGAATCTAAAAAAACAGTATCAGATTTTCCTGCTAGAACATTTGTAGTACCTATATCTCAAAATGGTGTAAATGATGCTCACCATAGTACACCTTCTGACACAAAAGTAGTTTCTCCTCATAACCCTCAAGATTATTTGCAACAAAGAGTTTCACAAATGAATCAACTTGAAAATGGTATTTCTATAGTTATAGAAACTCATGGAAATACTGTTATAAGTGCTGGTGATATTGTAAAAGCAGATATACCATACACAGGACTAAAAACTGACGAAGATAAAGATGATCCTGTTTATAAAGGAGAATTTTTAGTAAAAAGAGTAAGACATGATTTTGACTACGTTTTAAGAAGTCATAGAACTAACTACGTTTTAGTAAAAGATTCTGTAGAGCAATTATTTCCTGATGATGGAGAAGAAACTATTTTTACTGCAAAAAATGAATTTATTGAAGATCAAGATACTTTTTATCCAAGAAACTCTAACCTATAAGGAGGACTATATCTCAAAACACACGCCCTAAACTAATAATCTGAAATTAACAAAGGAAAATTAAAATGGCAAAAGCTGCAATGAAAAACCGTATCAAGAAAATGAACTTTCAGAGACAGGAGAGAGTAATGACAATTCAACCACTTTCAGATGACGATAAATATATATTACAACTAGCCGGGCATGGTACAGATAATAGGAACAGAAATGAAAACATTTTACGATCTACAGGAAGGACTCAACGATCCCAACATATTTAAAGCATTTTTCCTAGCAGGTGGCCCTGGCAGCGGTAAGTCATACGTTGTCAGGAAAACCACTGGTGGAACTGGACTTAAAGTAGTTAATTCTGATCCTGCTTTTGAGAAGCTTCTCAAAGACGCTGGAAGGTCTTTGAAGATGTCTGGAGAAGACCCACAAAGAGATGAAATCAGAGGTAAAGCAAAAGAACTCACTAAAAAGATAGGAAAAAATTATATTGAAGGTCGTATTGGCCTTATTATAGATGGTACAGGTAAAAAGTATGATGGTATTGCAAAACAGAAAGCAGAACTAGAAAGTATAGGATATGACTGCTATATGATATTTGTTAATACTTCTCTTGATATTGCACTTGAAAGAAATGCTAAACGTGAGCGCACTGTACCAGAGGATATTGTGATAAGATCGTGGAAAGCAGTTCAAAATAATATTGGTAAATTCAATAATCTATTTAAGAATGGTATGATAATCGTTGATAACAATAAAGCAGATGAAGATATTATATTGTCTGTATTCAGGCGAATCAAAACTCTTCTGAAAAATAAAGTTACAAATAGAAGAGCCCATCAATGGATGGATATGGAAATGAAACGCCGAGGAATCACGAAAAAACCTAAAGGTTTCTAGTGTGACATTTTAGTCACACTTTCCCCAAAAATCAAATAAAATGCATTAGCTATGTCGATTCTTGTTGACAAAGTACTCTTTTGTGTGTTATACTATGTATATAATGAGAAATAACAACGAGAGAGAGTTTAATATGTTAGTAAGTAAATGGAAAGATGAGTTTAATTTTGGTGTTAGTGCTGCAACGAATTGTTTAACTAAGGGAACTTGCGCTCCTAAGATTGTAAGTCTTGAAGACTTTACATCTGGATTTTGTGTGTTTGGTGCGTTTGGTGAAATCCTTAATATGGGTGACACATTTGAGACTTTTGAAGAAGCTGCAAAGTGGATGGAAACCGTATTTACCTTTGAGGTAAAATTTGATGTTGTCTAACGAATTTAACTTTATCCATCCCAAAATGTCTGAGAAGGATATGAAATCCTTTGGATTTTGGGAGAACAGGGATAGTGCATGGCACATAGAAGATGTGTGGTGCATGGCACATATCATGCATCTTGCTGGTATATTCCCTAGTGTGGGAATCGCCCGTAAAAATGGGTGGAATAAGCCCATTCCAGAGGGTTTTTCTGAGTTTACTGTTGGTAAGTTGAAGAAAAAAGTTTGGATTCTCAATGAAATCAATGACTTATAAGGTACGATTTTTGTTGACAAACTCTGTTTGACATGGTATACTTAGGTATAATCAGAGAGAGAGACATTATTATGGTTGAAAAAATTGATATGAATAAAGGAAACGCCCTTGGTTATGGTGACATGGAAGGTGAACTTCTAGGACGCCGCTTTGGTTTTGACATATACAATGAACAAGAAGATAGCACATATCGTGAGATTTGGGTTTATGATCGTTCTAAATCTAAAAGATTTCGTACCCTTGATGGTATGACTACACGATATCGGATCGTTGCTCATATAGAGATGAGTAAGGAACGTGGTTCGTGGCACGTTGATCTGTTACAGGTTGACAGTCGTTATAAAGGTAAGAATTTAGCTGTCAAGCTCTATACATTTCTACTTAAAGATGAGGGTATTACCCTTCGTGCTGGTGGTTCTCAGTCTGCTGGTGGACGTTATGTTTGGAATAAACTGTCTCGCCACAAGAATGTAACTGTCTATGCAAAAAAGTCTCCCTATTCTAAGGTGATTGACTTCCCTAAGTCTGGACAACGAGAATTGACTGCGAATCGGTTTGATTTATACGGTTCAGACGCTGAAATGTTCGCAATCGCTGCATAATGATTAAAACTAATTTCACTTTTCCTTTAAAATCAATGACTTATAAGGTACGATTTCCCTTGACAAACCTCTCTACAAGTGTTATAGTATTAATATAATGAGAGTTCACAACAAAGAAAGATATACTATGAAAAATAATTTTGCAATGTTTACCACAAAAGGTAATAATGAAGTTGGTAAGTTAGTTGACGCCGCTATTGCTGGTGAATGGTCTTGGGAAAAGACCTCTTATGGATTGACTTTAATTGGTATGGTATCTTCTACTGAAGAAGCGACTGACACTGCTGTTAGAGAATTAGTTTGGGAAGCCATGGTTACTTTCAACCCTGGCATGGATTTTGGAGTTACAGAATAATGAGTAAGATTAAAAATTTCATGATGGACATGGAAGAGTTGGTAGATGTTGCCGTGATTGAAGGTGCATCAGATTTCAAAGAAGTTGCTAACTTTGTGTTGGACAACTACAAACCTATGTCTCATGTAGACATTGAGTATTGTAAAGAGTATTACAAAGAGTTGAATGGAGTCTTTGCTCTAACCGCAGAAGAGTGGACTGCACCCCTCACAATAAGAAAGGTAAATTTATAAATGAGTAAAAAATCAGAAGCTTTAATGAAGACGTTTGAAGGTGTGGAGACTGTTTCAGTTATCCACGCTGCGTTTGATGAGACTCCTCGCGTTGTTGCGATGGTGGAAGTTAACAAATCTGCAAGTTTCATAAAAAAGTGTGAAGTTGCTTTTGTTAAGACTAACACTATCAATGATGCTTGGTGGAGAAACGAAGGTGTAACGCCTATGTTCCCTGAGAAGGGTTGTCGATCTACGAGTGTAGGTGATATGGTACTAATCGGTACTGAGAAATATAAATGTGATCCAATGGGATGGAGTTTAATATGAATGAAAAACTAAAAGCGATGAGAGAATCTTCTCTCATTGAAGAGATTAAGTCGAACAGTTTGCAGATGGAACAGTTATCTGAGGACGTAAGAGGATTGATGTACGCTGTACGTGATCTAACTGAACAACTTGCACTAAAGAAAGAGACTGCATAATGTGGAAAGAAACTTGGTATGGTGATGACGATCTGTCGTTAACAGCAGAAATAAACGACATTATAGTTGTTTGGAATGGTAAAGAAGAATTTGAATTTTATGTCGATAGCAATGCTGAACCAGAATTGATGGAATATCATGGGATAAAATCACCAGAACACGCTTTAGAAGAAGCAAAGTTATTTATTGAAGAATTTAAATTAGTGTCAGGTGTATGGGACACAATTGAATTAGATGATTTACCAGAAGGAAGTTTAGCCCGTCAAGTCCACGAATATAATTATGGGGAGGCTGCATAATGATTAAAGCGATGTTAATAGTTGTAAGTCTAGGTATCAATACAGAGATGCCTGATATGGACTCTTGTTTGAAAGCAAGGGCTGCAATCTCAGCACAGGATGCATCAATCAAATCTTTGTGCATACCTAAGGCAGATGAAACATCTAAGATGAAAGAGATGTTTGACGTTTTTATAAATATGATTGATAGAATTAAGGAGTACGAAGAACTTGATAGACTTAACAGATCAGAAGATAGAGAATGCTGCGATAGCGAGAGCTAACTCTAAATCGGATTGGGCAATACAATATTGGGACACCGTTCTAGCTTATCTTTTAAGACAAGCAAATCGTTTGTCCTAAATAATCATATGATAACTCTTACAGAACAAGCTAGAAAATATATGAAAAGTGTAGTCTATAATGGTGACTATGTGACCCTCGGCGTAAAAGGTGGGGGTTGTTCTGGTATGCAATATGTGTGGGATTTAAAGAGTAATTTGCCCGATATCGAATGGTCTGATCCTATAGATAATGTTCTTGTAGTTGACCCTCTTGCTGAAATGTTTCTTTTAGGTAGTGAGGTAGACTATATTACAGAACTTGGAGGTTCGTTTCTAACAGTTAAAAATCCAACATCTACAAGTAGTTGTGGTTGTGGAGAGAGTTTTGGGGTTTAATATGGAGCAATTCAAATTAACTAAATCTTGGACACAAAAGTATGAACAAATTACCAACTATAATTATAATATTAATATCACTGCCAATGCTAGCATCTTGCGGATTCTTCCTACCTTGGCAAATGTCAACAGCGCTAACAGCTGGAGACATAATTTTATCGGAGAAAACTGGAAAAACTTCTAGTGAACATATCGTTGGGAAAATAATTGGTAAAGAATGCCAATGGGTAAGAGCTTTAGATGGCGAAGATGTTTGTATGAGCAAGAAAAGCTATGAAGAGTATCTTTTAAAGATGAATTGCTTTCAATACGAGTGGAATATTCTGGGTCTGCCCAGTTGTAAAGATGGTAAAACTAATAAAAAAGAAAAATACGGCCCTGGGCCGTGGTAGAATGGGGATCAAACATGTATGAATATAGATGTGTAATACTAAGAGTAGTAGATGGCGACACCGCTGATGTGGACATAGATATGGGTTTCGGCGTGTGGTTTCGTAAACAACGTATTCGTTTTTATGGTATCGATACTCCTGAGAGTCGCACAAGAGACTTAGAGGAAAAGAAGTACGGCCTTATGGCAAAAGAAATAGTTAAGAAGTGGATACCAGAAGGTTCTGTTCAAACACTTATCACAGAGAAAGACGATAAGGGAAAATACGGTCGCATTCTAGGAAAATTCAAGATTACTCATGAGGAAGAAGAAACAACTCTAAACGAGTGGATGATCAAACATCATTACGGGGTTGAATATTTTGGTCAAGCTAAACAAGATATTGAAGAAGAACATATAAGGAATAGAGAGTTAGTTAATCCTGATATGTCAAAACTCTTCAACTTACATTAAAGAAACCACCACAAAAAATATAAAGGATACTATATTATGAAATTACTAAGTGAATATTATGGAGAAGATGAGCTCTCATACAGAGGCTCTAAAGTGTATCTACATTCCGAAACTTGGAGCGCAGTCAGTCAAGAGCTTATCCAAACATACCTTCTTGAATTTATCACAAAAAATACCAAAGTCTCTAAGGATTCTGACGATATGATCGTAAGTGATTTTGAGACAGTATCTTTACAGAATGCTCAAGATAGAGCAGAAAACTGGGTAATGGGTGTTGACAAAAAAAATGCTAAAGGGACTTGACTTTTATGATAGGTTTTGTTATAGTCTATATAGTAGAGAGTTCAATAAAGAACTGTAAATTATTTGGGTAAACAGATACCCAAGGAGAAGTTAAATGTTAAGCGTACAAATAGTCAAATCTGACGGAAACCCCCAAAATATTATTCATCCATTCATGTCACAATTAGTGAGCAATTTATCTATTTTTAATCGTGATTGGCCTTTAGAAAAAATTAAAAATGTTGATCAAATTGAAGAGATGGTAGATGACTCTAATGACGAACATTTACCAACTTTTGATGAAGTTTTAGGAGACTATAACTCTGATAGAGATGCTGGTCGTTCATTTATCTGTTTAGTGCCTGAGGACCACATCTGGTCTTCATCTAAGTCACAAAGGGATAGCAAAAAACGAAAAGGTTATGATAGACCAGAGGAAGTTAAATACGATAAGTATATTAATTTTCTTAAAGATACTACGGAATACTCTAGCAAGATAGGATTTAAATCCTCTAAAGCAGAGGGCACTGCTGCTCATGTTCGTTTCAGTCCAAAAGAAGTTTTGCCTGGTGCAGAAAATGCTTATTGGGTTACGGTGACTAAACCTAAAGGTAATGGTCGTTTCTTTATGAAAAAACTCGTGCATAAAGGAGGCAAAATTTACTTTAAGATGGAAGTTCGTTTTCACCCATTAGAAACTAATGAGGATGATTGGTACAGGGCAGAAGCAGCTTCACATTCTGCTGATGCACTACAAATCAATCAAAATGAAAAACAAAAATTTGCATCTGCGGTTGCTTCAGGAAACCCACAATATTTAGAGTTAGTGGCTTGGTTGAAGAAACATAAAATAAATTTTGATAATTATTTTGATGAGCCTGATTGGCCAACACTGTCTGCTGTAGGCGGAATGGTTGATGGGCTTAAGTGCGGTTCTTTTCGTAAGTATGGTAACTACAATATGGATCGTGCTGCAGAATTGTGTAAAGATATTCTGAATTTAGATTGTCAGAAGGAAACAGAGATTTTGAATAATAGTCTTATCATGCTTGCAAGTCTCATACAATCTGCAACGAAAGATTATACGAAAGCACATGATGACACTAACTCTAATCCACTATTTAATGTTACTGATCCAAAGACTAAAGAGAGGATAGGCCTTTGGTTCACACATGACGAGATTTGTCAATTCGTCCTTGATTATTTTGAGGAAGTTAATCAGTCAAATAGTAAAATGCGTAGAAAAAATAAGAGTGTGCTAAAACTTTCTGATTTATCGTCCTCTGGTGCATCAAAGAGTCTTGAGTTTATTGCTTGTTCTATTTTCTGGAAAAACAGAGCTCTACCCGAATATTTTGCTAGTACAGTGCAATCTAATAGAGGTAAAGAACAACATAAATCCCTTTGGTTGTCACACAATTGTACTCTTGTTACGGACTTTATAAACAAGATTGGTAACAACAAAAATGTAGGCGATCAGCTTTTAAGGGAGCAGGCACTTAGTCTAGTACGTACAACTTGATATCTAAAATATACATACCAACTTTAGGACGGCATAACGATCAAGTTACTTGGGACAATATGCCGTCCTTTGTTCGTGACATTACAGTTTTAGTGGTTCAGCCCCATGAGGAACATCTTCATGGGGATAAGCCCATACTAGTTCTACCAGAGGATAAGTATGGGATCACTAAAACTAGACGTTGGATATATGATCATGCTGGTGACACTGAGTATGGTGTATTTGATGATGATCTAAAGTTTGTTGATCGTAATCCAGGCTATGGTATAGAGATGACAAAAGAAGTTGCTGATGAATCTTGGTCAACCAAATTAGGAAGAGGTAAAAAGCCAATGACAGAAGATGATTGGAGATTTTATCTTGAGAAAACATCTGAGTGGATGAATGGAGATTTTGCATTTGCTGGTTCTCGACTAGGTAATATGTCGCCACACAAGTGGCATGATGGATACTATGATAACACAAGTATTTTCTGTGCATATTTTTTCAATGGTAAAAAACTGCCTCCTTCGTTTGAATTAGATTGGTCATTAGACCTAGCAGAAGATGCACATTTGGTATTGCAACTTCTAGAGAGAGGCTTAAGTAATAGGTGTTGGGATAAGTTTGTTGTTCTGAGTGATCAATTTCAAGATGGTGGTTGTAATACCTTTAGAACTATTCATGATACAAATCGCAGTCATGAACAATTGATAGAGAAACATCCCAAATATGTTAATTGGTCTGGAAAGACAAAATTAATAGATGGAATAGAAATGAAAAAAGTATCTGTACGATGGAATAAAGCATATAAGGATTATATAAAAAAAAATAGGAGAAATAATATGATGTATCCTCATTATTATAAAAATATACAAGGATGGTTTAACAGTGGCCAAAGAAAACTCTATGAACATCAAGTGTGTAACGGAACCGATAAATCACATTTTGTTGAGGTTGGTGCGTGGAAGGGTAAAAGTACTAGTTACATGGGAATTGAGTTACTAAACAGCAATAAAAATATCAAATTTGATGTTGTAGATACGTGGCTAGGTAGTGATGAGAGTGCTCACAAAAAAGATTTATCTGTGATAAACAATACTTTATATGAAGATTTTTTGGAAAATATGCAACCAGTTATATCAGTAGTAAATCCAATAAGATCAACTAGTATTGATGCAAGTCAATTATATGAAGATAATAGTTTGGATTTTGTCTTCATAGATGCAAGTCATAAGTATGATGATGTTAAGGATGATATAAAAAGTTGGTTGACAAAACTTCGCAAAGGTGGTATATTAGCAGGAGATGATATATGTTGGAGTGGTGTTAAAAGAGCTGTAGAAGAACTTCTTCCAGAATATCAAACTGCTCGTGAATTTTTTGAGGTAAAACATAAAATGATTTGGATTCATACAAAGTGACAAGTGCATACCATCCAGCAAAGATAGGTGATATTATATACTCTCTTCCAGCAGTTCATAGAAGGGGTGGTGTGAGTACCTATCTTATCAAACGTCCAGAGGTTGCAAAGTATCTCAAACGTCTATTTGAAGTTCAACCTTATATCAATACAGTTGCACAAGAAGATAACCAACCAGCTGGAGTTACAATTGATTTCTCTGATTACCAGAGTTTCTATCGTCTGATGCTAAGGTGTGACCTGATATCTCTTAATTGCGTGGTGGCTGGTGTGAGAACGCATCAGTTTCCCTTGAAGATATCAAGTGTCAGTCTAAGTTCAGCTCATGTCAAGTATATGAACACAACTATTGATCTAGATGAACATCGTGATCTACAGATGTGGCGTCCAAATCAGAGATGGCTGACAAATATAGAACCCATACATAAATCTGATATTATCATTAATCTAACAGAGAGATATCATGATTGGAATAATGAGAAACATAATCCAGTTTTTCATTTTGATTATACACTACTAAAAGATTATGATTGTGGTTTTATTGGTTTAGATCATGAGTATGATTTATTTTGTGATCGTTATGGTTTCAAACCTAAACGTATTCTTGTAGAGGATGGTTTAGAAACTGCACAGTATATTGCTGGTTCTAAATTATTTGTAGGTGCAGCCAGTTCTGCAAAGGCGATTGCAGAAGGACTCAAACATCCAACTCTTATGGAGATATCAAAAGATTGGCCAGATGATTTACCTAAACACACTCACGGTCATTATCATATTAACAAAGAACTGATAGAGTATTATCTTAATAACGATACTCCAGTTTCCAAATATCCTGAGTGTGATATTAAAGAAGAGAAAGAAGGACTAGAGGAGTTTTTTTCATGAAATATATAACCGCAAAAAATGATCATGGTGAAAAGAATACTTTCAATAAATGGAATGGTAAGTATATTAATGAATCTGATTTAAGTGATATCATTTCTGTAACAGAGAATACTGCTATCATGAAGCCAGGTATATCTCTGGATGGTAGTGACATTCCTCTTGCGTATATAATCACAAATGTATTTCCAGATGATACAGTAAGAAATTGTCTTGCAGAAATAGAAGACGATTCTATTATGCGTGCTAACTGTTCTGGGCCCATTGATCCTGTAGAGATGAACAGTAAAGGATTGATAGAGGGGAAAGATTATAAACTAAGAACTCCAAACAGTTATTACACAAGAAAGAAGAGTGGCGGTTGGGGTATGATTGCATATGCAAACTCTATACGATCAGTAATGATCGGATATAAAAGAGGACGCTTTACAGGTGGTATTGATATGTCGGGATGGACAAAAAGTCATTCAAAAGAATTTGAGACATTACATGATATCAGTAAGTATAACGATATTGCATTTCAAACTGCCAACCCTACAATATATAATAAACAAAAGAAATTTGCAGAGAATAATATACAACCTAATCATAGAATGGGTAGCTTCACTACTCTATCTGCAAATCGTTATCATTCTGGTCAAACAGGACAGATGAGTTGTCATGTAGATAGTGGTGATACAGAATTTGGTATGACAACCATGTGTGTATTTCGTGAAGGAGATTATGAGGGAGCTTACCTATCCTTTCCACGATATAGTATAGGAATTGATGCACCAGATAATAGTGTTGTTATTGCAGATAGTAGAGAAATACATGGTGTAACACCTATTAGTGGTACAGGAGAACGCTTCTCATGCGTTGCATACTGCGATAATAGACTTGCAACCATAGGGACAGCTGGTAAGAGTGAAAGACTTATCGGAAAATACGCAAAGAAAGAATCTGGAAGTTTAGAGGAGTTTTTAGGATGACAGAGAAATATAGATTTGTGTCACGCGAAGGTGACAAGTGGGCTTCTATACTTATCGACAGTGGTAAGTATA